ACAGATAACCCATACTATTTCTTATACTCAAGAAAATTCAGTTTCTTAGTTCAAGGTGGTTTTGACGGATGGGACATTTATGAAGAAAAACGTGGTAACGGTGATTCATATGTGTTAGGACAAACAAGCTTCAAAGCAGGTTTTTGTCCACAAGCACCTTACCCTAATTCAACAGGATGGGGTTCTTTCAAAATCATCACAATTGAGGACGGCTCAATAGATTATGGTAATACTGACTATTACGCATATTTGTTAGGTGTTAGAACTTTTGCTAATCCTGAAGTAACAAACATCAACGTTCTTGTAACACCTGGTATTGATTATGTAAATAACAGTAACTTGGTTGAGTCTACAATTGATATGATTACAAATGAAAGAGCTGACTCAATCTATGTTTGTACAACTCCTGACTTTAACCTATTACAAAACTCAACTTCTATGGATAATTTAATTTATCCGCAAGAAGCCGTTGATAGTTTGGAAAATACAGGAATTGACTCTAACTATACTGCGACTTACTACCCATGGGTTCTTACTCGTGACACGGTAAACAACACTCAAATTTATATTCCAGCAACTGCTGAAGTTACAAGAAACTTAGCATTAACTGATAATATAGCATTCCCATGGTTCGCAACTGCGGGTTACACAAGAGGTGTTGTAAACGCTGTTAGAGCTAGAAAGAGATTAACTCAAGAAGATAGAGACACTCTTTACAAAGGAAGAATTAACCCAATCGCAACTTTCAACGACGTTGGAACTGTAATTTGGGGTAATAAAACTCTTCAAATTGCTGAATCAGCATTGGACAGAATTAATGTTAGAAGATTGTTATTACAAGCTCGTAAATTGATTTCCGCGGTGGCTATTAGATTGTTGTTCGAACAAAATGATAACACTGTTAGACAACAATTCCTTGACTCTGTTAATCCAATCTTAGATGCTATTAGAAGAGACAGAGGTTTATATGACTTCCGTGTAACAGTACAAAATACTCCAGAAGACTTAGATGCAAACCAATTAGTAGGTAAGATTTATATTAAACCAACTAAAGCATTAGAGTTTATTGACATTGAGTTCTTAATTACACCAACAGGTGCATCTTTTGAAGATATCTAATTAAATAATAATTTAAAAAGACCCTCACAGAAATGTGGGGGTTTTTTATTTACATAATATTTATAGATATGAAAATGTTTTTAGTAGAAAAATTTGAAGAAGAAGTTACACCCGATTTAAAGTACTATGCCTTTGATTGGGATGATAATATTCTTACAATGCCGACACAAATAATACTCCGTACTGAAGACGGGGAAGAAGTTGGTATGTCGACAGAAGACTTTGCGGAATATCGTGTTAAAGTTGGAGTTGAACCTTTTGAATATAAAAAGAAAACTGTTGTTGGATTTGCTGACGACCCGTTTAGAAATTTTGGAACCAAAGGGGATAAGAGGTTCATTATTGACGCAATGATGGCAAAAGAAGGTCCAGCATGGGATGACTTTGTTGAAGCAATTAATGGAGGTTCCATTTTTTCAATAGTTACAGCTAGAGGACATTCACCATTAGCTTTACGTAGAGCAATTGAAAATATGATTGAAACTAATTTTAGAGGAATTTCTAAAAAGGAATTAGTTAAAAATTTAAGAAAGTTTAGAAAGTTCGCCGGTGAAGAAGATATGAGTGATAAAGAACTTATAAATGCTTATATGGATATGAATAAGTATTATCCTGTAACATTTGGAGCTGGTTCGGCACAAAGTCCTGAAAAAGGAAAGGTAGATGCTTTAAGAGAGTTTCAACAATATGTAAAATATTTGGCAAATATATTAAAGAAACCGGTAATGTTTAAAGATGATATTAGTAATAATTTTATTCCTAAAATAGGATTTTCAGATGATGATTTAAGAAATCTAGAAAAAGTTAAAGATGAATTATCAAAAGACCCGGAAAATATTATTCAAACAATATCAACACATGGTGGTAAAAAGCAAAACTATTAATATTTATAAACTGGACTTATAGCAAGTTTGAATAAAAAAAAAACCTAAAGTAAATAGAAAAATTTTCGATAGGGACTATTTATAATAAAATAAAAGAAAAATTTAAAACAAAATAATATGGCTGATTTACTGATGAAAATGCCGATACCCTACGAACCAAAAAGGAAGAATAGGTTTATCATGTCTTTTAATGACTTGGGTATAAATGAATGGTATGTTGAATCAACAAGTAGACCTTCTTTAACGATTAACTCTACTGCGATTGATTTCTTAAATACTAAAACTTATGTTGCGGGTAAGTATGAGTGGGGAGAAATCTCTGTAACTTTCCGTGACCCAATCGGACCTTCAGCTTCACAAGCGTTGATGGAATGGGTTCGTCTACACGCTGAATCTGTAACAGGACGTATGGGATACGCCGCAGGTTATAAGAGAGACATTTTCTTGAGTCTATTAGACCCGACAGGTGTTGTAATTGAAAAATGGGTTCTTAAAAACACATTCCTTACAAAAGTTGACTTCCAAGGATTATCTTACTCTGAAGATGGATTGGTAACTATTCAAGCATCTTTGAGACCTGACTATTGTGTATTATTATATTAATATTATTTACTTTATCATATTCAAACCCACGAAAGTGGGTTTTTTTATTTACAATAAATAAGAATAAGGTATTTTTCTAATAAAAAACTATGAGTGACAATATGAATCAAATGCACTTGGACCTTCCACACGATGTGGTGTTGTTACCAAGTGAAGGAAAATTTTATAAAAATAAGAAAAAATCTGTTAAAGTAGGTTATCTAACTGCTGCTGATGAAAATATTTTGGCTTCGGTTGGTAATTTAAGTGGGGACCAAATTATCACTAACTTAGTTAGAAGTAAATTATACGAACCTGATATTAGACCTGAAGAAATGATGGAGGGTGATTTGGAAGCTATTTTAGTTTTTTTAAGAAATACTTCATTTGGTGCTAATTATGATTTTACATTGATTGACCCTGAGACCGATAAGAAATTTGAACACACTATAACACTTGATGCTTTGGACTTCAAAAAGACGGATGTTGAACCTAATTCAGAAGGTTTAATTTCTTTGGTTTTACCAAAAACTAAGAAAGAAATTAAAATAAAATTTTTAACTTATGGTGAATCACAAAGTATTAATCGTCAGATTGATTCTTATCCAAAAGGTATGGTTTCACCTTCAGTAACTCTGAAGTTGACTAAACAAATTGTTGAGGTTGAAGGTAACCGAGAAGAAAGTGCAATTGCGGATTTCATATCTAAAATGCCAATCATGGATTCAAAATACATAAACAGTTTCATTAGAGAAAACGAACCTAGGTTGGATTTAGTGAGAGAAATAACAGCCCCATCTGGAAAAAAGGTACTCACCCGTGTGACCTTTGGGGCGGAGTTTTTTCGCCCTTTCTTCTGAGTATTTAAAAAATTTATTGGACCAATATTATCTTTTGGCTTCTAAATTAAATTTGTCTTATTCCGATTTCATGAAAATGCCGTCTTATCACCGTAGATACTTGGTTGATAGGGTAATTGAAATTAATACGCCTAAAAACGAACAGTAAGTTATTTATATAATAAAGAGTAAACTATGCTTCATTATTTACAAGTTGAGGGAAGTACTGCTGACCCAGACCCGTTAGGTAGTTATTTTAAATCGGGAGGTTTAAAACAATACGCTGACCTTGCGGATTCATTTACTGATATTACCAAAACTATTCAGTCAATGGATGTTGAAATGACCAAAGTTGTTAAAACTATGGGTCTTAGTGCCACTCAAGGATTGGCAATAAAGGAAAATTTTAGTCAATCTTATCAAAATATTGTTGATTTAGGTGGTAAAATGAGTGATGTTGTTGGTCAACAAGAAGCTCTTTCTAATGTTTCGGGTAGAAATTTAATATCCCTTAAAAGTCAATCTGAGGAATTGTTTGCGGCAGTATCTGTTACAGGATTGAAAGCTGAAGAACTACAAAAATCATTTTATGATGCGGGTATGGAAGGGGCTCACATTGCTGAAAATGTTGCAAAAATAGTACAAGTATCAAATCAATTAGGGGTTAATGCCCAAGCTGTTTCATCAACAGTTACTGCAAATTTAGATAAACTGAATAGATTTGGTTTTACAAATGGTGTTGAAGGATTGGCTAAAATGGCTGGAAAGGCTCAAGCTTTAAGGTTTGATATGACTGAAACTTTAGATTTAGCCGATGATTTAATGAGTCCTGAAAAAGCTATTGAAACCGCTGCTGCAATACAAAGATTGGGTGGAGCCGCAACTGCGTTAACTGACCCTTTAAAATTAATGGATTTGGCGCAAAATGATGTTGGAGGACTTCAAGACGAACTTGGTAAATTAGCTAAACAATATACATATTTTGATGAAAAAAGCAAGTCCTTCCAAATTATGCCAGGTGCTAGACGACAACTTAAAGAAGTTGCGGACGCTTTAGGTATTGA